CGATAGTATACTACAACGCCAGCAACAGTAATCACTCCAGCAGTCCATTTGGTTATAATGACACGCGATTCATTGATTGGGTCAACGACGGTGGTGTGTTCGTAATGTATGACAGATATGTCAATGACAGTGCGAATGATTCAAAAATTCCAGGACACAACGGCAACGTAACAACAACTAGAGATGCATCAGGCGATGATGCCGCGGCATATCAAATAGTGGATGAGAGCACCTCCAACCTGCTCAAATACGGACCGGGAGGTATAATGGTGGACGACACATCTGCGTTTAACAGTGATCCAGCGGGAGACCACTCCGGCAACAATCACCTAGGCACGTTCAACATAGGTGGCGGTCATAGCACCAACCATGGATACATGTCTAACCTGGATTCAGACGTGTTGGGATTGGCCACACGTGACGATACAAACGAATACATTGATGCAGTATGGTCTTACGGATCAGGTGCTGTGTACTACTCCACAACACCAACGGACTATTACATTAATGCCGGTTTTGTAGAGAACGATGCCTGGGACGCCTATGCGTTGAACAGTCTACACTACGCGACCAGTTTGATATTCGATGGATACAGCCAGATAAATGGTACAGGTTCAGCGGACAAGATGTATGGAACAACGGGAGATGATGTGTTCTGGAGCAAGGACGGTGCTGACGAGATATGGGGTGGCAACGGATCTGACACATTCCTGTACACACAGACCTACCAGACTGATCCTGGATCACACGACACCATCCTGGATTTCGACTATCAGAATGATAAGATCGACATCAGTGCCATAACAAGTGGCGCAGGCATTTCTAGAACACTGACCGACGGCACCCTGTTCAAAATAGACAGCGACAACAACGGCACATACGAGATGCAGTGGGAACTTGACGACTACACCGGCACAGCCGACCAGGTAACCGTTGTAACATAAATATGGGTACATTATGCGGAAAATAGCAACGTACACACTTATATTTTTAATGCTACAGTTCAATGTGGCCCTAGCGGACTGCGAGTGGCAGTTGGTTGAGGAGACGCCAACCTATGTTAGAGAACAGTGTGTTGCAGGTACAGGAATGGGTGCCCGTATCAGAACTAAAGACATAAACGGTGAAGTTGGTGAATTCAAAGTGGTTGGAAAACAAGCCAGCCCTATCAAAAAATTTAAAGACAAGGTAGAAGAAGCACCTAAAGTGGCTGAGAAAGTTGAAAAAGTCGAAGAGATAGAGAAAGAAGTAATTGTCACAGAGAAGAAAGTTAAAGAACTCAAAGAACAGAAAAATGTCGCTGAAAAAGTTGAGGCACATGTTGAGAACAAAAAATTAGCAGAAACACACGTACAAGAGATCGAGAAACCTGAGATTAAGAAGGAAATTGCAAAGCAGGAAGTCGACAAAAAGGCAGACGAGAAATTGGTCCAACAGGCCGAGGACAAGGCATGGGCTGAGATAGATCAAGAGCCTAGTGTGGACTGGATGAAACTACACGAACTTTTACCTAGATTAATAGTACAGAACGAGAAGATCATAGCGGCAGAACAGGATTACGAAGCCGCAAAAGAAACATTGAAATCTGAATACACGGCATACCATCCTCAAGTAACAATATCAATTGGAAATAACTGGGAGGATGACAGGACTCCTAGCAAAGGGACATATCCAAACAATAGCATTACTCATGACTCAAAACAGGGTATACAAAAATCCATCACCGTGACACAGATGATATGGGACGCAGGCAGGACGAATTCTGTTATAGACAAAGCCAAGCATACTACACAACAGGCATACTACAGGCTGGAACTTGTTAAGGAAGATGTTGTTATGGAGGCCATCAACGCATGGTTGAACTTAATGAAAGCATACAACACACATGAAGCAAATAAAAAAATAGAGGCCAACGCAAAGATCACACTTGCTATGACCATTGAGAAAGTAAAAAAGGGTGAAGGTAGCAAACTAGAGCAACTGCAGATTGAACAACAATTCAGAACATATCAAACACTGTCAATGACCAGCAGGCTAGGACTTGATTCTGCTATACAGAGATTCCAAAACGTTTGGAGATTCGAACCAAAGAACATATCACAGATGCCTAAGCCGATGGTAGACCTACTTGGCATAATACCTGTGCAAGGTGCACCTGTGTCAGATAACACAGCACTAAAGATAGCCAGCATGGACATATTGATTGCTAAAGAACAGTTAAGATTCGATGACGCTGAATTCAAACCTAGAGTCGACGGCAAACTTTCTTACACTGAAAAAGATGGAGAACTTGCAGGTGGCTATGATACACACAGCTCACGTAAAGAAGAATGGCGAGCAGACATAACGATGACATGGAAACTGTTCAACACAAAGAACAAACACGTTTACAATGCAGATAGATCTAGATTGAAGGCCGCGGATCTTAGATATGCAGACACACTTAGAAGCACACAGGAACAGTTCACTAACGCATGGAACAACTATGTATTGGTTGAGCAGAATCTAAAAACTCTGGAAAGGACCGTAGAGATCAATGATGAGATGTATCAATTGACCTTGGCGGACTTTCAAGCAGGTAATTCTCCAATAATGGCAGTGTTTGGAATGAAGACTGCACATCTCATGAGTGAGGTTGCGTTACAGAATGCACAGATAGATTTCATGATCGCTAGATATCAGTTGCACAAGGTTTTAGGACTTGTAGATCCAATACTATAATAGTTTTTCATTAAATACTCATATAATGACAAGTTTCTTACGACAACTATTCCGTGATAAAAAAACGGCCATAATGCTATTGATAAGCAGTTTGATCATTGCCATCTGTGCATTGGCGCCTGCTCTGTTCGTGATAATAGTGCTAAACAAGTATCTAGCATCTGGAGTCACTTCAACACTTGTGTCATTGGCTGTAGGTGCAATTTTATTGCTGGCCTTTGAGTTTGCGTTTCGACAGAATAGATCCGGCATGATACAGGAACTTAACAAAAGGATTTTCTCGCCACTGCTGAAAGCATATGCAAACAAAATTAAGGGTACTCAGATCACAGGAGAGCAGTTTAAAAAATTTGAGGTTGCAGGAGCCACCATCAAGGGTGCTACCAATTCAAGTATCACTGGATGGATACTTGACTGGCCTTTCGTTTTATCATTCCTGATCGTGTTGCTGTACATAAATTGGACCGCGGCAATAATTGCGGCCATATTCATGGTCATAATGATGGTCTTGACTGCACAGAGGATGAACCTAAGCCTTCAACAGGACAGCACAGCGAATTTGGAAATATTTTTAATGGGACTTATGACAGTGGTCATAATGTCAGTGGGTGCTACACAGATCATAGCAGGCTCACTGGACGTAGGATTACTGATAGGTTCCAACATATTGGCGGCGAGGGCACTGCAAGGTGCAAACAAGTACGCAAAAGCAAAGGAGGCAATAGCAAGACGTGATAGAGCAACAGCAGAAATCATCAGCTTCATCAAACAATAAATTCTTTGTCTTACTGACAAGTGTGTTTGTTGTTTTCTTCCTGTGGATGTCATTTGCAAAAGTGGACATAACCACGGTTGCCAATGGACTGGTCATACCTGAGAAGAACATAACAAAACTTGGAACAATGGTCACAGGAGAGATTGTTAAAGTAAATTACAAACAAGGTGCGATAGTGAACAAAGGTGATATTATCATCACCATAAATCCAGGTGTTGGCTACGAGCCATATCATATACGGGCAAACATTGACGGCAGGATACAAGAGCTGACTTATAAGAATCCTGGATCTGTTGTCAAGCAAGGTGATGCACTCGCGATATTGGTACCGCTCGATCAAAAATTAATTGTGCAGGGACAACTTCAAGTCAAGGATAGAGGCTACATTGAAGTAGGACAAACAGCGAAAATTAAACTTGCAAGTTCAGAAGCGTTTACGTATTTGCCAATTTCCGCAAAATTGATTTCAATATCACCGGATGCGGTTCAAGGACAAACTATGTCTTACTACGAGATAGAACTAGAACTTGACTCACAGGTCTTCTCAAACGGTGACATGCAGTATAAACTTGTGCCAGGTGTGCAAGTGCATATTTTTGTACTCACAGGAGAGCGAACTATCTTAAGTTACGTGACTACTCCTTTCCACAACAGCATTGGACAGGCACTGCAGGAGAGATAATGTTAACATGGTTTTTGATAGGAATATTTGTAGGGCTCTTGATAAGATGCACTGTGTCTCCTCACAAATCTTTAGATGATAAGTTTAAAGATCCTTGGAACTGGACTGGCTTCGGAGGTGGATAAATGTTAAAAATTTTAAAGAACATTGTAGACCCTAATTACTGGGCAAATAAAATAGGCAATAAAACTGGTGCATACGATAAAGCACATAAAAGTAAATTAGCAAAATGGTCACGTAGCCTCACAGGATGGAAATGGTGGGCATGGCAAATAGGTGGTGGTTTAATATTTGTTATTATAGCAGAATTTGTATTAAACTTGATAGGCTTCAGTATGTTGCCATGGAGATGGTAGATGAAATTTTTTACAAGCATATGGATGGTACTTGTTTTTGCTCTAGTGCTTTTGGGTGTCAGAATAGATAACAGTAACACAGTCAAGACTTTGAAATTCAAGACTTGGGACTACTTCCAACAGATACAACCTCGTGCCGACATCAGTGATCGAGTAATGGTCGTGAACATTACAGAATCAGACCTAAAGAGATATGGACAGTGGCCATGGCCTAGGCACATACTAGGCTTGTTTCACGCAGGACTAACAGACTCAGGTGCCGTGCTTGTGAACTACAATGTGTTGTTTGCGGAGGCGGACAGGATGGGTGGCAAAGAATACTTAAAAAGTTTTCCCATGACCGAGGAAGTAAGGGAACAATTAGGAGCGTTCCTTACAGATACCGACAGGGTATTTGCCTATGCAATTAATGAAAGCAAAAATGTTGTTCTAATGATGAGTGTGAAAAGTGATAAAGATGAGATCATACCAACCACAACACCAATTATACAGAAAGGCAACGTGTTGCCATGGTTATACGAGTACAATGGCATAGTGCCACCACTGACACAATTGACTGTTGGCGCCAAAGGCATAGGTGTTAACGTCACCTCCCCAGAACCAGACGCAGTGGTTAGGAAGATGCCCGTCTTGATACGTGTTGGCGATAAGATATATCCAAGCATGTTGTTAGAGAACATAAGATTGGTTAACAGTAGTAAAAGGATCAAAGTGGTAGCCAAGGAGTATGGTATAAACGAAGTATTGGTTAGCAAAAAAGCAGGTATACCAGTGAACCACAATGCGGAGATGTACATCAACTATGCAGACCCGTCACAATACACACAACTGTCTGTTGAGCAGGTTTTCAGCAGAGAACACGACGACAAGATAAAGGGTAGGATTGTGGTTGTTGGAATGGATGCCGCAGGATTAAGTGTGTTGAAGTATACACCACACGGACTTACCACAGACCAGATGATAACAGCACAGGCACTAGACACGACCATGACCGGTGACTACCTATACAGAACACCCCAGGCAGACACATACGAGATTGTGTTCTTGGGTCTATTATTATTACTTTTAATAGTTGTATTACCGAGAACTAGTGTGCTGTTGGCCGTTCCTCTTTTATTTTTCATAGAGGGTGGCGTCGCCTACGGGGCATTCATGGCATACACCAACAAGGGATTCCTTGTGGATCCATCTTGGACAATGCTGTCTGTGTTTTTGATTTGGTCTCATTCTGTGTACAACAATTTTGCCACACAGAGTAGACTGCGACAACAGATCAAGAAACAGTTCGAACACTATCTTGATCCGAGAATGGTCAAGAAGTTACAGAAGGATCCAACACTACTGAAACTGGGAGGTGAGACAAGGAACATGACCTTCATGTTCTGCGACATACGTGGCTTCACTCCAATATCGGAGAAGTACAAAAGCAATCCTGCTGGACTTACAAAACTTATTAACAGATTCTTGACACGCATGACCAATGTGATAATTGCTAATGGTGGCACAGTGGACAAGTTCATGGGTGACTGCATAATGGCATTCTGGAACGCACCATTAGACACAAAGGATCACCAGATGTTGGCTGTGTTGACGGCGGCACAGATGCAGTCCGAACTCGCTATGCTAAACGCACAACTTAAAGAAGAAAATTTACCAAATATCAATATAGGGATAGGAATTAACACAGGCGAAGCCCTTGTTGGTAACATGGGATCAGATCAAAGATTCGATTACTCTGTGATAGGAGATCCTGTGAACCTTGCCGCACGTCTAGAGAGTGCAAGTAAAACACTGGGTAGGACACTGATTGTTTCAGAGAATACCAAAAAAGGTATTGAACACAAATTTACATTCGAGTATATTGACGAAATAATGGTCAAGGGTAAAACCGAACCTGTGAAAGTGTATTCTTTACAACGTTAAATACACACATAATGAGCTTTTGGAATTTAGTTGCGGAACTTGGAATGCCCATAGCGGCAACAGTAGGTCTTGGTGCATTCATTATGGTGATTATAAAATACATACTAGGATCAGTTGTCAGTAGTATTAATTTCATCGAGAGCGTAATTACACAGCTTGATAATCGTATTAAGACCATGAACAATGACATACTGAAGATAGATCAGGAAGTGTCAGAACAACTTGGATTACCTGTGGACACAGATAGGATCGCAAGAGCAGACGGCAAAGTGGACGCAAGGAAAGACTGATGGACATAGTAACATTGATAAATGATTATGGATTTCCCGTGGTGGCAGTTTTCTTTCTAGCCTATTTTATATGGTATCTATACAACTATATCGTGAAACAAATCAAACCAAAACTCGGATCCACTTCAGCAACCCTGATCAAACTGATCGACAGGGTAAGACTGTTGGACAACGACCTCATCAGGCTACAGACAAAAGTACGCACTTTACAGAAAAAAAAGAAGAAGTAGTAGTTTAATTTATAAAGTTTCTGATTTAAATATTTGTATGAAATTCCTTATGGTAATGATTATATGTTTCGCCGAAGACACGTGTCAAGCAGTATTTGATATGACACAGTTCAGCACCTATGACGAATGTATGGCACAGGCTCTGCCTGTCAGCAGGTACATGAGAGACGTTTACACAAATTCATCAGGTGAGATACACTGCCTAAATGAGAAAGACTATGCAGAATACCAATTGTTCATAGACAATGGCGGCAAGCCAACGTTAAGCCTCCAACATCCAGAAAAGTCGTCAAGCATCTAATTGACATTACCACATTTCCATAGTATAATTGTGCATGATCCACGCAATGATAGATCTGGAGACTTTAAGCACAAATCCTAATGCGACAATATTGACTATAGGTGGTGTAAAATTTGATCCATACAAAAATGTTGAACCTGCACAAGGAATGTATTACCGAATAGACGTGGATTCGCAGACTAACATGGGCAGAGATGTCATGGAGGAAACTGTAGAATGGTGGGGCAAACAAGCTGAAGATGTCAGGGAAGAAGCACTTGGCGATCATGACAGGATAGATTTAAAATATTTCATAAAACAATTAAACAAGTGGTGTGTAGGCGTTGACGTATTTTGGTGCCAAGGACCTCTGTTTGATTACGCCATACTACAAAATTTTTATGCCCAGATGAATGTGCCTGTGCCATGGAACTATTGGCAGATAAGAGATTCAAGAACGCTGTTTAGCCTGGTGCCACGTGATCCAAACGAGAAGAGAACAGGTTTACACAACGCACTAGAAGACTGCTATTTCCAAGCAAGAAAAGTGCAACAAGTTTTTAGGGATCTAGAAATTAAAAATGAGCGATATTAATTACTACAAACTACAAGACTTATACACCATAGAAAAATACAAAATTAAACACAACAAGAATCCAAAAACAACATGGATCAAATTACCTTGTGTGTATAAAATTAAAATTGGTAATACTGTTGTGCATGTTGGGAGATCAGACACCTGTAAGAAACATGGTGGGGCAGAGAAGGTACGAAAAGCCATTGTTCAATTATTAGATGTGACCGAACACAACCCAGGAGTAACAAAAACTAGGATGTGGGAAAAAATAAGATTGCAACATAGGCCGAATTCAAGTAATATAAGTATTGGAATAATAAAAACCAATGCAATCAAAAAAACCTATCTACAAGAAGCCATTTGAACCAGTAGACAATTTCGAAGAGACCCCGTGGATGGGTAACGATACCCCTATCTTTGAAGACGAATATACCGCAGTGTTCAAGGACAAATATCCTTGTGTCAAAGGCCATACTCTGTTTATACCAAAACAAAACACTCCTAAAGCAATCGGAGAAGCATACAAATTGGCCTACTACTGTGGTGATCAATGGATAAAGGAAGGCAAGATGGATGGATTCAACACCGGAATGAACATTGGAGGTTGTGCTGGGCAGACTGTAATGTGGCCGCACATACATTTTATCCCTCGACACAAAGGCGACGCCGACCACCATGGTGGAATAAGATTCGCACATCCTAACGCTGACCACAGAGAACACTATACTAATGAACACGGGGAAGTCATAACCGGAGATATCATTGGCAAAAAGGAAAAAAAATAAAAAGAGATATTAATGCAGTATGCCACATTAAGATTATCTAAAGACAAAGATCATACACAATATTTCGATCTAAAGTTCCAGTTGATAAAAAATAATTTCACACAAAAATGGATCGACTGTGTTTTAGAAGCACAGCAACAACAGTATCCTATTTCTGAGACTTGGGCCATCTACAACATTAACAAAGACATGAACGGCGATTTTATAAAACAAAACTTAAACCGTTTAATAGCGGAGGTAGACAAAATACAAGAACTTTTTGGTTTCTCTTTAGACAATATCAACAATAAAGATTTGCTTAACAGGATTCACGCTGTCTTTGAGAAAAACCATGGACAATTAGACGATTGGTTACACAACCCGCTCTTCAAAAACAAGCCTGATAGTTTTAGGAAAAATTTAAGTGAAATTAATCAATTTGTACATGCCTGTGAAACACTTAATGGCACACCAAAAATAAGGGTCGTGTGGTTTGATCTGCCCAAACATAAAAAATTCACAGATGATGATTACAAACTGTTCACGAGTAAAAAGAATTTTGGATCATTATACAGTCTTTACTGCGATGTTGGAAAGAACATCGAAAGCCTTGCTGTAGACAACGACAATCATCACCACGACATGGTTCCAAATATACATTTTAGTGCTGACTGTGTTGCTTTCTTCGGAGAGAACAGCCTAGAAGAGGTAAAACAACTAGAACAAGATATTGATAAATTTAAAAAAGAAAACAGAGAATACATAACATCTCAAGGATATGAATTAGATGATCTTAGACTCACTCCTGGTAGAATAGAATTAGGCAAGTTACAAACAGAATTATCTAAAGAGCAATTATTACAAGAGATGAAAAAATATAACAACATACAATCATTTTATCTACAATGAGGAAAAAGAAATCCAGATTATCTAGAGGAGCAATATATGTATCGCCCGACGGAGGCGAAACAGTGTACGAACAATTACCAAATGGTGATCGTGTATTAGTAGAGAAATCTCAGAGAGCAAAGGATGAAGAAACCGCGTATGCTGAGGCTGAGATGGTAGGAGTTGAAGCAATAGAATTGAGAAGGAAATACCCTACACTTAAAAAAGCATGGCAAAGATATCTTACCGTATGGCATTTAATTAAAGAAAATGACTGATATGTACACTTACTTGCCTTTGGCTTTTACCAGCAGTTTGCAGACGTCTGTGTGCGTTTAAAGGGGTGATTAAATAAGTTTATGACCAAGTTTGTAAGTGTAATAGGTAACGGTGAAAGCAGAAGAGGATTTGATTTAACTCCATTAAAAAACGTCACGACCATGGTCGGTTGTAATGCACTTTTTAGGGATCATAATTTGGAGTATGTGGTTGCCTGCGATAGGCATATGTGCCAAGAAGCCGCAAACACCTGTGGTAAAAATACTACAATTTTCACAAGGGAAAATTGGTATAAACAATTTGCATACTGGCCTAATGTAAAGAAAGTTCCAGACTTACCATATGAAGGAGATAAAAGGCAGGACGATCCGTTTCACTGGGGCACCGGACAGTTTGCCGCACTTGTGGCCATGAGCTTTAAACCAAAGGCAATTTTTTTAGTTGGAATGGACCTTTGGGGGTTGGGTGATAAACAGAAGCCAGAGAACGTTAACAACATATACAAAGGCTCAAAGGGCTACACTTACATAAAAAGACCGGTAGATCCTAGTTACTGGATATACCAATTCAATAAGCTATTCGAACACTCTGAGTCTAGATGGATCATAGTAAACCAAGAAGGTTGGAAAATGCCGGATGAATGGAAGGAACATAAAAATGTTTTTCAGGATACCTACGAGGGTATGGCCAAATGGATCAATAAACAGTTGACAAAAGAATAATTTAATATAAAATTGTTGTATGATTAAACCAATGCTAGATCACCTAATGGTGCAACAGCAACTAAAGGCTCCACATAAAAGATGGAAACACATGGTAGGTGTGATGTGCTTGAATCTCACTTATCGTAAGCATGTTAAGATAATCTTACCAAAATTGTTCAAAAAGTATCCAAATCCTCAAGCATATCTGCGTGGCAGACTAAAAACACAACAGGAGATGTTGAAACCGTTGGGTATGTGGGAAGTGAGATCAAAAAGGATCAGGAAGATGACAGAACAATACCTTACATGGGACAAGCAAGAAGCCAGCGACCTGCATGGCATAGGCAAGTATGGATCTGACAGTTACCAGATTTTCTTCTTTGATCATATCCCACCTAACGTGCAGGACAAAGAACTTAAAAAATACATTGACAAACTTATAGGATAGTTTATAATAAGGATATGTTTGAAAAATACAAAGATGGAGATCTTATCACTCTAAAATTAATGCATGGTGAAGAGGTAATCTCCACTCTGCACTCACAAACCGAAGCAACAATCGAAATCAAGAAAGCACTGACACTGATGCAAGGGCCACAAGGACTTGCGTTTGGAACATTCTTCTCTACAGCAGATCAGGACAAAGAGATAACAATAGCGAAAGACAAGGTACAATGCCTGTCAATCGTTAACGCAAAGATTCAGGAGGAATACAAGAGAGTATTCCAAACTATTAAGACACCAGAGAAACCAAAAATTATTGTATAATGCGACACTTCGACAAACACAATAAGGGAATGAAGGCTTTGGTTGATGTATCAGAAGCCATGCTGAACGCCATGGAGACCAACGGTATAGATCCGGAAACTGTGGCGAATAGGCCGGAGTTTTCTGTAATGGTGCACTTTCTAAAGAGTATTATAGATGGAGAATTAAATATACCAAACGAGCTGACGGACCGTATCAGAGATACTGCATTCCAGTTGGATCTAGATCTAAAGATGAACAAAAAACTCAACTGATGATCAAGAGGACTCAAGACTTTCAACCCTCTATAAACACTCTGCAAGTCATCAAAACAAGGAGAAACGATGACTTACTACTCAACTAAAACATACGGACACAACATAGGCCTGTCGGCAGTTTTCAGACAGCCCAACGCAGACCACTCACACTGCCATTTACTACACGGATATAGCCTTGCTTTCAAATTCACATTTGGTTGCAAAGACCTAGACGACAAAAACTGGGCCGTGGACTTTGGTGGATTGAAACCACTTAAGAAATGGTTAGAGAACAACTTTGACCATAAACTGGTGCTTGACGAAAATGATCCACACCTGGAGAAATTTAAGGAATTGGAAGAGTTGGATCTTGCTGACATCAGGATATTCGATGGGGTTGGTGCTGAGAAGTTTGCCAAACACGCCTTTGATGCCGCGGATGATATAATTAGATCCCACACAAACAATAGATGTTTTGTTGTCGAAGCCGAGTGTATGGAACACGGAGCCAACAGTGCCATCTACAAAAGAGGATAAATTTCTAGCAGAAAAAATCGTAATATCATATAATGATATTGATGCGGTGGTTGACGTTTATGACAACTCGTTAGGAGAAAAGTTTATTTTAGCCCTTAAAGATAATTTAAAGGCCAAAAGGATCCTTGAAAAGAATTTCTGTTTTATGGGATTTGCTGATTCAAAGCGTGATCTAAATTATCTTTGCAAAGAGCTTAACAACAATATTACACAAATAAATTCATTTGACTTCAACCCCGCTTATGAAAGGATAGATCCTTTTAAAGCGGACGACTTTCAATATTCTAGTAATTTGCCTGTTGGGTGGAATGAGGATGGAAAGCACATAGGACTTAAATTAAAACACGAAGCGTGTAATTTACTTCATAGGTACTTTGAAGACCTGCAAGGAACCGCATGGCAACTCTCACCGTATTACAAACAAGCGGATATGCAAACAAAATATGCAATCAGACAACTTAATAACATATGCCACGAAATTGAAAGTTGGGTAGACGCATACCGTAAGAAAGTTATCGAGCCAGAATGGATACGTCCTTCGCAAATTACTACTTTCCTAAACGCACCTAGGCTAGAATTGTCTCAAGAGGATTTTAACCTTTTCCAGGAAAACAGATACGACAGGGAACTTGGTGGCGTCTATCTCCATTGGAGTCAGATTGGGAAAACTTTATATGAAGTTTTCAGAGATGAGGGCGGCATTAAACTAGATGAAGCAACTTGTTCAGCAATAAACCATCAAAAATTTTACTCTGGTGAATTTGACATTGAGTGGGGACAGACTATTACTGAACTGAAAGATGAATTTAAAAAGAAAGAAATGGATAAATTCAGGGAATGGCTATCCGCCAATGGTTACGACTGGAATGATCCAACTTTGGCTTTAGGATACATTAAAGTTGGACAAATAGATCTAGATACTGTTTTTGGCAAAGATGCGGCTTTTGAAAAAATATACAGTGAAATGAGTAATAATTTAAATATCAGTAGAATCAAGATTACGGGAAAGGACACAATCGAATGTGATTATCCTTATACTCTTGAAAGCGATAACTGGAAACAAATACAACTGGAAGGACTCAACAGTGGCTATAAATCACGTAATATGCGTTAAGTGGGGCAACAAGTATATCCCAAAATACGCCAACACCCTTAAAAACATGGTCAATAGGCACACCACTGTTCCCTATCAATTCCATTGCCTTACAGATGACCCCTCTGGTCTTGATGCTGATATCAATGTAATAAAGTTACCCAAAGACCCGTGGATCAAGACATGGTGGAGCAAGTTATGGATGTTTTCGCCCGACTTGCCTCTGAAAGGAAATATACTGTTCTTTGATCTAGACGTGGTGATTTTCAAAAACATAGATGACTTGTTTAATCACAATCCTGGCAAGTTCAACATAATAAGGGACTTCAACAGATGCAGGGTGCCTGACTGGAAACAGTCAAACTCAAGTTGCATGAGATGGGAGGCAGGCACAATGGATTATCTTTACAACAATTTCGTTACAAATTATCAAAGAATAATGCAACAGAACTGGGGAGATCAGGACTGGATAATGAAAGAAGCAAAGGCTGACATAAACTGGTGGCCCGATGAATGGATAAGATCATACAAATGGGAAATGATCGGACTTAAAGACACAAAACTTCTAACCAAGGACGGTAGGTCTTATTTCAGGAAGCCAGTGGACATAAATCCTGGTAATTGTGTTGCAGTGTTCCACGGAAAGCCAAACCCAATGGAGTGTGCTGACGAGTGGGTCATAGAAAATTGGAAATGACAAGTTACGGAAAAGTCAAAGTTAAAAGGAGCAAGCCTAGTTTGGACGAAATTTCTGACGATTGTGGATACATGCAACAGTTCAAATTCAATGTAGACATGAACAGCAACGGTGTGATGGGTGAGTGCATCGAATGGTGTCAGCTAAACTGTGAAGGAAAATGGGGTTGGTGGTTCGAACCTGTAGGGGAGATCAAGAATCCAAAGAACCACTGGGAGCATCAGAATGCATACATGAGCTTTGAAAGAAAATTAGATGCAACAAGGTTCTGGCTGTCCGTCGGAGTTCGAAACAGTGGCGACAGAAAGGGATAATTACAAGTATGGAAGGTTACGAAAATCATAAATGGTTCGAAATCACAGATGAGGCGAAAAACCAAATGGAAAAACTTTTGGCCAAGAATCCTGGGAAGTACGCAGTGAGTCTATCAGTTCAAGGTGGTGGCTGTGCAGGATTCAAATACGAATGGGGATTTGCAGACACAAAGGATTCAATAGGCAAAGATGACCATGTTGAAGACTGGCACACAGGCAGATTCGTTGTAGATGAGACATCTATGCTGTACGTGGCAGGCACAAAGATAGACTGGATCGAGGAGACCTTTGGATCACAGTTCGAGATATCAAACCCCAACAGCTCTAGCTCATGTGGCTGTGGAGAGTCATTTGGAATATAATGGACACTGCTTTCATAATTGGCAACGGTGAATCAAGAAACATATTTCCTATAGACACACTAAAAGGCAATGGTGTAATCTACGGATGTAACGCAATATATAGAGATCATCCAATGCTATGCGACCACATAGTCGCCGTCAATCCAGAAATGTATGATGAACTTGCACAATGGCACAACAACGGAAAAGAATCTCCACGGATACACAGTATTCACGACATAAGCAAATGGAACTACATCTGTGACGGCGATCTAGATCAGGATGTGCCAAACGGATTAAAACTTTATAGATTCTGGCGTGGTGGAGATCACAAAAGAAATAAACCTATTAGAACAATAGACTTCTCATTGAGTAGAGGATCTGGGATGAGTGCATTATTACTTGCCGCCGAGTCGGGCACAAAAAACATTATAATAATGGCGTTCGACATTATGGGTGCCCAACAATGGGAAATGGAAACGCCCAGTAGGATACAGAACAACATATACAAGAACACTTCCAATTATCCGGATCGGGCCAGCATGAAAGTGTATTTGAAGTATGAATGGATGTACCAACTAAGACAAATATTTAGAAAGTTTCCTACCACCAATTTCTATTTCATAAACAGAAAAGAGTACCTAGAGGGCAATCCTTTTTTAAGGTGGTACTTCGACCAACCTAATGCCAAGTGTGGCATCTATGCCGACCTACAGAGATGGATAACAGGTTATCGTGATGACATCAAATGGAAGAAACTATAGGGTCTTGGTACTGCTGGCGTCTAGATTATAGACTTTACGCATTTTAACACCTACCTGTTGGGCAAACTTCTTGGAATCACACCCACCACAAACGTGCTTGTAATCATTGGACGCACGATCTGGATTAACTTTGGCTTTTGGTCTCATGAACGTGGAGGCACAGCAGTCACACTTGAACACGTAAACGACATTCTTCCTGTGGAAAGTGTGCATAAGCCCTAATTTGCTCTCCCTCTTGTACAAACGCATGGTTTTCAGGGTTTCTATGAACATATTAGTATTTAATAAATACGATTACAAGATTATGGCGAGATTAATAATAGATACAGGTGTAGTAGGCAACGCGGCAACGGGTGATACGTTACGTACAGCCATGACGAAGGCCAATGACAATTTCTCAGAACTATACACAGATTTGGCGGCCACAACATCAGCAAATGGAAATTTAACAAATTCAGATACCAACGGTAATGTCAAAATATTTGCAAATGGAACAGGTATCGTCGAAATTGATAGATTATCAATAAACAATACAGCAATAAGTTCACTAGATACTAATGCAGATATCACCCTTACAGCAAATGGCACAGGTAGTATCAAAGTATCAGGCACTTTGGACGTTGACGGTGGCATTGATTTAACAGACAACAAAATTACGGCATCAAGATCAAATGATAATTTAGTAATATCTGCATCCGGCACAGGTGAAGTTGAGATGGCTAGTAGTTTGCTTGTAAAAGGCGGCACACCGTTTGTAAAAATTCAAAGAACAGATAACGCCAACGTTCCTGGCGTAAGTTTCGTAGGTTCGGCCGGCACAGCAGGTGCCAATATTTTATTTGACGGTACAAGCGGTACAGCTAACGAATTAATTTTCCAAACCTTTACAGTGGCAGGTGGAATTGCCGAGGCATTCAGAGTACAACAAGGCGGAGCAAAAGTCACAGGAAGTTTGGACATAGACGGTGGGATCAGCATCACGGACAATTTAATCACTGCATCGGCCTCAAATGCAAACTTACAACTTGACGCCACAGGCACAGGAGCGATTGAAATGATTCCTGCTGTAATTTTAATGGCGAACCTGCCCACTAGTGACCCATCAAACGCAGGTCAACTATACAACGACTCTGGGACTTTAAAGATCAGTGCTGGATAATAGCCGTTCGACGCATACACACAAAAACCACTAAATATTAGTTGATATGACTCAACAGGTAATAGATGTAGGTGTAAATGCCAATAGCGGTGACGGTGATTCGCTGTATGAAGCCGGAAACAAGATAAACAATAATTTTGTAGAACTATTCGCGAAAGCGGCAGTGGATGCAGACATTAAGTTCTTTGGTAACAATATCACATCCAGGCTGTCAAACGCCGACATAAATGTTCATCCATCAGGCACAGGCACAGTTTTATTTCCAGCTATAAGATTCAACGACAACAATATAGAAGTCCTAAACACCAATGATGACATTAAAATTAGGGCCGCTGGCTCCGGTCGTGTGACCATAGCCGGACTAGGATTTGGTGGCACAACTATAAGTTCAGACGATTCCTCATCGGTTAACATCAATGAGAATGTGATAGTCGATGGAGACTTCAATGTTGAGGATGGCTTTACTTTTAGTGGTGCACAGACGTTTGCCACTGGAACAGTAATCGGAAATCTCACACTAGGAAACGGATCAATCACTGACTCATCTGGCGCCATAAGTTTTGGAAATGAAAACCTAACATCAACCGGAACACTGTCAGCAGGATCAGGTTCACAATTTGGTAATCTTGATTTACAAGATGGACAAATCGTAAACTATTTGGGTGGATCAATTGATTTCGGAAACGAAAACTTGTCCACAACAGGAACTTTGTCAGCCGCAACAGGTTCGCAATTTGGTAACTTAGACTTTCTCAACGGAATAATAAATGATTCATCAGGAGCCATAAGTTTTGGCAACGAGAATCTTTCAACAAGTGCTACCTCAATGGCAATCGGTAGTACCTTGACAGCAGGCAGTGGTTCAATTACAGACTCCACAGGCGCCATAAGTTTTGGAGATGACAACCTAAGCACAACAGGAACACTGGACGTATCAGGCCTAACCACATTTGGTTCGATGACAGTTTCCGGTGCCACATCATTTGCGGATTCCATTACGGTAGACAACCTAACGTTCAACGACAACATAATATCAACCAGTTCCAATGCTGACCTAAGGCTTACTCCTGGAGGAACAGGGGTAGTAAACATGTCAAACTTAACAATAGATTCATCATTGAGTTTCAAAGACAACGTGCTTAAGGTAACGACATCTAACGCAGATCTAGATCTTGCAGGAAGCGGCACAGGATCGGTGCTTGTAAACGGCATTGATCTAAATGCAGGAACCATAGACAATGTGGTAATTGGTGCCAACGAACCGGCCGCAGGTGCTTTCACTCAGCCCATATCATATTCAACTTTGGTCATACCAAACAAGATCACTTTCTCGGGCAACACAATGTCTACAAATAGAACCAACGACAATTTGGAGTTTGAGGCCAGTGGATCAGGAAAAGTAGTTGTAAACGATTTAGCATTACCCAATGCCGATGGTCAAACTGGACAATTTATACAGACAGACGGAAGTGGTAACCTATCATTTGTAGGTGTTTCCATTTCTTTCAGTGAGTCTACTATCCAGGACGCAAAAAACACGGTTGGTAACACCTCTGAGGTAGTGCTGGATGCCAATCTATCAACTGGAGAAAACGAATCAATTACAGCAGATACCAGCATGATCAATGATTGGGCTAGTTCCAAGTACGACAGTGCCTTTTACATAGCACTGAGTAGAGTTGAAGAAGCAGACAGTTCAATAGAATTTCAAATGCAGAAACACATACTTGCACGTGGCACCGATGACGGATCAACTTTTGACTCATTCTCTGGTTCATCACAGATTATAAGAACTTCGGCGGCTGAGGAGGTGCAACTGTCCTCAGACATAAGGACGGCATCAGACAAGGTAAGGTTGCTAGGTGCTGGAGGAAAATTAGCAGATGGTTCGACTAATTCCGCAATCAACACGCTACACTTCTTTAGAATTGGTCTCGGTGACAATGACTCTTCAGGCACACAGGCAGGAAGTTCAACTTTCACACAACAACAAACTTTGCTTGTGGCGGATCTCGATTCTGCGGCGGCCAACATAGACACATTCTCTGCCTCTTCTTTCAGAGGTGCGAAATATTTCATATCAATAAACAACACAACTACAAACGAAGTCGAGTCAACCGAGATTTTGCTGGTACACGACGGTTCAGATGCATTCATAAATGAATACAATACAATAATTTCCAACGCGGAGGCATCACCACTTGCTACGTTCACTGCAGATATCAGTGGAGGTAATGTAAGACTACGAGGTGCCAATGGAACTGCAGGAACATGTAGGATCACAATGTATAGAATACTGCTGTCCGATAGTGAATCAGCCCGATCCGGCACTCCAATCTCCATAGTTGGTGCAACTGATATTGGGCAAATAACTACTACAGCAGTTGACCATGTAACAACCTCACAAACATCAAGACAAGGGTTTGAAACGGAGGAAGTTGTTGATGAATTTGCATCGACAAAATATGACAGTGCTTTCTATCTGGCACTGGCCAAAGACATGACTGATGGTAGATTGGCATTCCACAAATATTCTGTTTTACACGGAACAAGTGACGACAGCAGTATAGAAGCGTTCGTGACAGACAGTGGTGTCGTTAGATCGGAAGAATTCGACGTTGTAACTGCCAATGTTGATGTACAAGAAGGCACTAATAACGTGCGACTTAAATTAACAGGAATAAATGATGGTTCAACCACTTTGTTCAACTTCGTCAATCATTACAGGATTGGATTAGGCGATGATGACTCAACAGGGTATTCAGGAGAAGAATCAGCATTGGCGACAGTGGAGATTAACACAGACGTGGACAGTGCATCAGAGGCCATAGACACATTCGCACATGCAGACCACAGGGGTGCAAAATACTTTGTGTCTGTTAAGAATGCATCAGGTGGTGAAGTTATGAACACAGAACTACTTGTGGTACACAATGGATCAGCGGCCTTTATCACAAGTTACAATGAACATAGTTCAGGGAACACAGGTGCCGCTTCCACAGATGTTCTGTGTAGTTTCACCGCGGCCATAGACGGTTCAAATGTTGTGGTAAGTGCGGCAGGACTACAGACCAACTTGAGAATACACCTGTATAGAATTTTATTAGCAGATGACCAGTCAGCATCAACCGGCACAAACGTAAATGTAATAAACGCAAAGACCGTTTCAAGTTCTGCGACAACAATCGACACATTCAGCACCAACACGTATGCGGCGGCACACTACATCATAATTGGAACAAAATCAAATGACAGTTGCATAATGGAGGCCACGGTGATCAGTGACGGCACCGAAGCAAGTATATCAGAAGGACCACAGGTCAGCACAGAAGAGACACCTCTGTTGAATCTTACTGTCAATCAAGCTTCAGCAACAGCAGTCGTACAAGCGTCTGCTACATCAGGTGCATCAACAACAGTTAACGCATACAG